ACCTTCTGACATAGTTATAACACCTTCAAGGTAGTACTCTCGCAATCCAGAAGGATTTTCTAGTAAAACATCATAAGAAAGTTTATTTGCTAAAAAAGTAGCTGTTTGTGCATCTGTTAAAGCAATGTCAATAGTGCCAGCAGCACGATCTGTATATGTAACTGCAAAATCTCCATATTTTATATTTCTACCTTCATCCCAGCATTGAGCATAAACTGTATATCCAGTGAGATTAATTGCATTATTGCTGGAATCTTTAAAAACAAGCTGAACAGAATAATCTGCTCTTCTTTGCATTGTTATGTTGTATGTACCCGGTGAAACAGCCATAATTAAATTTTAATAATGTACATCATAGCTACGTTTCGTGGTCTAGATTCGTTACCACCAGAATTTGAAGCAGAAGAACTAACACTTATACCAGTATGTGCGTTTGATGTTCCATCTGAGTTGTTAGCGTTACCATCACGACCAACACCAAAGTTTCTAGGTTCTGCGTAGTTTGATCGAACAGCCAAGCTAATAACATGGTTATGACCGGGATCGTGAACGCTTGATGAAATTGAGTGATTGTGGCTTAAGTTTTGGCTACCTTGGCTAGTTCCAATTCCTCTTCCCTGATCCCTAGAACTATCAGTAGTATTACTAGCCCAACCTCTTATAAAGTCTCCTCGTAGGTCTGGAAGGTTAAATGTCGTTGTACCATTACCAGCACCATACGTTGTCTGTATCACTGCAAATAAAGCAGCATATGTACTTCTAGGTACAGCAGCACCATTACATTCTAAATAACCAGCAGGAGGTGTACCACCAATAGCTCTAGGTAAAACACAACCAGTAGGCACACTGTCAGGAACAGCAAAACTAAGCTGTCCTCCAGCGTCAGTTTTAAGAAAACTATCAGCTTGTATTGCACTTGGAAGAGTAAGCGTAATACTTGTTCCAACTGTTGTTGGTGCTTGTAGTGCTACAAAATTACTACTGTCAGCATCAGCAAATCTTACGTCTGCCTGATTTCTAACCTGTAATCCATTAGTGTCAATGTCGATTTTACGATCTCCATTAACAGTAATGTTTAATTGGTTTGTGCCTTGCTTATACAAACCAGTTCCAGAATCACCTAAATTAATAGATGGGGCAGTGTTTGTACCACTAGATAAGGCTAAAACACCTGTCATAGTACCGCCAGCCCTCGGCAATAAACCTAAATTATCTTGATCTACTTTTCCTATAGGTCTAAAATTAGAGCCATCATATATTTTTAAATTATTATCACCTGTTGTTGTATCTCCAAAAAGCATAAACTTTTCTGGACTTGCTGGATCACTAGGGCCACTGTTGCAAGTTTTTACCGCTTCAAAAATATCTTTAATATCTTGACGCACTTGTGCGCCAGATCTATTTGCTACATCGTATGAGCTAACCTGTGCCATTTAAAAAATACTTTCCTCCATATTACACCCCTTTGCCATAACCAACAGCTTGATATGAAAATTCTTTGTCAATTAAATTTCCACTTCCATCTTTAATAGCACAAGTAAAGCCATTTTTTGTTACATTTGTTATTTGAAAAAATTGTCCTTGACTAGCATTTTGTATCGTAATACCAATAGAAGGTAAATAAGCGTCAACACCGCCATCTGTACCTGCTGCTCCTGTAAAGAAAGGTTTTGTGAAAGTTACTGTTTTTGCTGCTGGTGTGTTGTCTACTCCCGGATTTACTACAGTTCTTATTGGAGCATTACTTTGTTCTGTCCTTGACTCGAATGTTGCTGTATATCCAGCTTGTTCAACACTTATGTTTTGTGCAGCATCATCAGAAGATAGTTTTAATTTGAACTTAAAACCACGACCTTTAAAATTACCGTTTGCAAATACATTAAAAGGTTTACCGTTAAAGTCTGATGGCTGATATGAAGACCCATTGCTAGGTGCTGATAATGTTGACGCAACTAAAACTTGAGCATTAGTTTTTTGTGCTGCTGCTCCATCAAAATCACCGTCAATCGCATAATTATCAAATCCACCATCAGGAGGCCCACCAAACTCAGGAGAAGTATTAGGAATAATTTGTTCTAATGTATTTACAAATTGATAAGTACAATCCGATGAACTA